CATCAGACTCGGAACCCACAGGAGCACCTGACATGACCACCACCAACCTGACCGCCACCTACCTGTCGGTCGACGCCAACGACCTCAGCGACCAGCTGCAGGACTGCACGCTGACCATCACCAAAGAAGCGCTCGAAAACACCGCGCTGGACGACACGGCGCGCACCTACACCGCCGGCCTCGAGGTCTGCGAAGTGACCGCCACGCTGTTCCTCAGCTACGGCGCCAGCGAAGTTGAAGAAATCCTCGAAGGAATCCTCGGCACCAGCGTCGACGTGATCGTCGGCAAGAACAGCGCCACACCAGCGACTGACAATCCTGTCTACACAGTCCAAGGGATGTATTTCGCGGAATTCACACCGTTCAATAACGGCGTAGGGGAATTGTCGATGGTCGACATCACTCTTACCGGCGGTAGCTACACCCGCGCCGTTTCACCCTGACCAAACCAACTGCACAACTAGGAGGCAACCGTGCAACTCACGCTACGCGTCGACACCGGCGATGGCCCGCAAGATGTCACCACCAATCTGTGGGCCATCGTCGCGTGGGAACGCAAATACAAAACGAAGGCCAGCAAAATGGCCGACGGTCTCGGCATGGAAGATCTCGCATACCTTGCCTACGAGGCATGCAAAGCGCAGAAAATCACCGTGCCGGCCGTGTTCGACGACTACCTACGTCGCATTGTCACACTCGAGGTCGTGGGAAGTGACGACCGCCCTACGCGCGAGGAACCCGGCGACGCCAGCTAGCCGAGATCCTCGTACACCTTGGCTGGTGGCCGCCGAACATCGACTTTGACATACTCGACCTGACTACTGTGGTTGACGTAATCAACGAACGAAACAGGAAAGCGAAACGTGGCCGTTAGCAGCAGCATCGAAGTGAATGGCGTCGCTGATGCTATCAAGGTGCTGAACTCGGTCAACCCTGAGCTCAAGAAGCAAGTCGTCAAAAACATGAAAGCGGCCGCGCAGCCGGTCGAAGAATCAGCCAGGCGCCTCGTTCCCGCTGTACGGCCGCTATCGGGCTGGGTGGGCTGGAAGGGCGGCTTTGACCCTAAAGCCGTCAGACGCGGAATCAAGGTTGCTTTCAGGGGCAGCAAGGTGCGCGGTGCGCGCGACCCGAACAACATCCCACTATTGACGCTGCGCCAAAAAAACGCGGCCGGTGCGATCTACGACATGGCTGGTCGACGTTCTAACGGCACTACGGACGCTGGCCGCCAGTTCATCAACGTGTTGAACCAGCGCGGTGGCCCGGCGTCGCGCACCATGTGGCCCGGCGCGGAGGACGCCATGCCAGTCGTCGTACGGCAAGTCGAAGCAGCCATAGATGACATGATGGTGATACTCAACAAGGAGCTGCGCTAATGGCTATCAACGTCCCTATCGTTTCCGAGTTCGCGCCCGACGGCGTGAAAAAGGCGATGAAGGAGTTCGAGCGCCTAGAGAAAACCAGCGAAAAAGTCAGTTTCGCTATGAAAAAGGCGTTCTTGCCGGCCACCGCTGCTGTTGCTGGCCTCGCCGCTGCTGCCACCGTCGCTACCAAAGCCGCGATTGACGACCAGAAACAACAGGACGAACTCGCACGCCAGCTTGAGATCACCACAGGCGCCACAAAAGAACAAGTCGCAGCCGTCGAGGACTACATCGCAAAAACCGAAACCGCAGCTGCGGTATCCGACACCGAACTACGGCCGGCGTTCGCCAACCTTGTACGCGCCACCGGAAGCGTCACCGAAGCACAAGACCTAATGAACTTGGCGCTGGACGTGGCCGCTGGCACCGGCCGCGACCTCGAATCAGTCTCGGAAGCGTTGCAGGAGGCATACCAAGGCGAAGTCGGCCCACTCAAAGAACTAGACCGCTCACTCACCGACATGATCGCGTCAGGCGCTGACGCCGACGAAGTCATGGGGCAACTCGCCGAAACATTCGGCGGCGCAGCAGCACGCAACACCGAAACAGTCGCCGGGCGTTTCGAGCTAATGCAAATCCAGATTCAGAACGCCCAGGAATCCATCGGCCTCGCGTTGCTACCCATCCTTGAGAAACTGCTGCCAATCCTTGAGGACGTAGCCACGTTCGTCGCGGAGAACACCGACCTGTTTATCGCTATCGGTGCAGCGGTCGCCACGGTGGCCGGCATCGTTATCGCCTACAACACGGCGTTGAAGCTGTACGCAGTCGCTCAAGGCATCGCCACAGCCGCCACCGCCCTGTTCAACGCTGTGCTGGCCGCCAACCCAATCGTGCTGATCGTGCTAGCCATCGCCGGCCTGATCGCCGGCCTCATTCTTCTCGAGAAGCGTTTTGGCGTGGTAACTAAGATCGTTGAAGGCGTCAAGTTCGCATTCGACCTAGTAAGCGACGCTGTGTCATGGCTGGCCGGCAAGTTTGTCGACTTCATCAACACGCTGATCGACGTGGCAAACAAAATCCCGTTCGTGTCAATCGACAAGCTCACCAACGTGTTTGAAGAACAGGCCAAGATTGTTGAGGACGAAGTGACGCCGGCTATTGAGGGCTACGCCGACGCCGAACTCGAAGTGGCCGAAGCCATCGCCGAAGCCGCCTACCAGCAGCAGCTCGCCAACCTGGACTACGAAGAAGCCGAACGGCTAATGGACGAGCTGCACCCGACATTGGACGATGTGACCGCAGCGATTGGCCGCACTAACGATGCGATGGCACGCCACCACGAAGCGCAACAGTTCATCAGCGACATGAACACCGACCTGATTGACGAGTTCAACTACCTGTTCGGCATTTTTGACAACGACGAGGCTGTTGACAACTTCAGCGACGCCATCCTTGACGCGGCCGAAGCCGTCCGTGAATACGGCGAAGGCAGCCGCGAAGCCGAAGAAGCCAGCCGCGACATCTACCGCGAACTTGGCAAAGTCATCGACCAGCTCGACAACATTCCAGCCACCAAACAGCTCGAACTGATCGCGCTACTAGACCAAGGCGAATACGACGCTGTGCTAGCACAACTCGAGGTGTTGAACGCCATCGCAAACACCGCGCTGACGACGCTGACCGCTGCCGAGATCGCAGCTGCAGCCGGCATGGTCGGCGGCGGCGACTTCGCACCAGCGCCACCGTTGCCGACACCAGTTAGCAGCGTGCAGATCGGCCCCAGCAACCGCTCAGGCGTGCGTGGCGGAGACATGAACGTCACCGTCAACATGCCAGCCGGCACCGACCCGAACGAACTGGTGCGCGTCCTTGAACGCGCCGGCCGTCAATCTGGCAGCTTGCCGATCCCGACTACTGGGCAGATCCGGTCGTGACACTCACACTTGCGCACACCGTCAAGATTGGCGAGATCGACAACCAAACCGATTTCACTAGTCGTGCGCTTGGTTTCACGGTGCAACAGGCAGCACGCCCGCAACGTGTCAACCCCAACCGGGCGATTGTCACGCTGGACAACAACGACGGCGCGTTGACACCGAACGCTGGTGGCACCTATGACAGCGTCGACTGGTTCAGCCAAGGTGTCTACATCACCACAACGGTGAACGGTGGCAGCGACCAGATCCTATTTCACGGCGTCGTGGACGACTTTCAGTTAGCCGACAACGGCACCCAATCCACGGTGCAGATTGTCGCGCTCGACTGGGTCGCGGTCGTCGGCCGGCTTAGCCCGAAGGATTACAGCTCGTTACCAAGAACAGGCCCCGGCGACGCCATTGAAAGCACGATAAGCCTGAAACTGTCAGGCCCTGACGACATGGTCAAACTTGGCACGACTGGGGCTATTTTAGGTGCCGGTCAACTAGCAAACGACAACACAGCCGTGCCTCTGCAGATCACAACAACCGATGTGCAGTTCATCACCGATTCGCTGCAAAACGATGTCATGTCAGCCGATCTGTGCGTTGTGTACGGCAAAAAAATCACGCACGACCCGGCACCTTTAGACACCGCTGTGTATTGGCCAGTCGTCATCGGCAACACACTCACACGAGCCGCGACCACGTTCTACCCTGACACGCTCAACGTGTTCGAGTTCACAGGTGCCACACCTACAGCGGGCGAACTACCAGCCGCCGACGTAATCACCGGGTACAACATCGAAGAACTAGTCAACACCGTCATCAGCACACGCGACGGTGGCACTACCCAAACAGTTCAAGACACGACAAGCGCCGACCTGTACGGCGCACGCGCATACACCGCAACAGGTCATGCAGCAAGCACCGACACCGCGACACTCAACGGCGCGACCAACATGGTCAACCGGCTATCAACCAGCCGATTTATCGCCCAACGCTTAGAGTTCACCAGCGCCAACCTTGCCAACACACCGGCCGGCTCCGCCACACAACTGGAACTGTTACTGGACACCGAAACCGCGTTGTGGCAGCCATGCACGATCACTTACACACCGACCGGCGCCGCTGGCACCGTGACCGACAAATGTTTGATTTACGGCCGGCAGATCCGCGCTACCGCGTCGGGTACCAGCATTGTGTTGGATCTGCTTGCTGCTGATGACTATCAGTCGTTAAAACTGGACTCGGCGGTGCTAGGGGTACTTGACGACAACAGGCTGGGCTAGGCTGACATTATGACCGCACTAGGCGCCTTCTCCGCCGGCGACGTACTGACGGCGGCCGACCTGAACGCGATCGGCACATGGACTTCGTGGACGCCGACGTTTTACGGCCTTGATGCTTCCACCGTCAGCAACGCAACGATTGACTTTCAATATGCACGCCTGAATGATTTGGTGTTTATGATCGGCAGTTTTACGTTCGGTGCAACTGTCAATGTCACAGGCGAGATTGGTTTCACGACGGCCGTTGACTGTTCCCTGACGAATCCTGTGGTGGGTTACGCTGGCGATGCTGGGACAGGACTAAAAAATCTTTTTGCATGGATTGATACCGGCTTTAGCCCGTCGCGTATTCGTTTGTGGACGATGCAAACTAATGTGACATATGGAATCTTGGTAGGGACAAGCGCGACAGTCCCGCAAACTTGGGCGACCGGTGACCTGTTTCGCATTACTGCTATCGGAAAGGTGGCGTGACATGGTTACTGTGACCTGTACCGACAACGACTGCCCGAACGGGAATGTGCCGTTCAACGTGTTAGGTGCCCCGCCGTTTGTTGAGTGTGGCGGGTGTCATGTGCACCTTGAGCCGTATGACGAGCGTGACGACCCACCAGCACTCGAACCGCCGGCATGATCGTCATGGTTATCATCCTCGCCGCGATCGCGGTGGGGGCCATCATCTCGATAGTGGAGAACTAGAACATGAACCTCACGAACCCACCGAAAGCCCTGATCGCAATGGTCGCCATGATCGTGATCGCTGTGCTCATGGTCGCTGACAGCATCGCTAACGAAGCCGGCACCGGGATGTTGGGCACCATCGTTGGCTACGCGGTCGGCAACGGCATCGCGGCGAAGGGCGGCAAGCCTGTTGAGCCAATCATTGGCAAAAAGGCCGACGGATGAAGTACACGAACTGGCACGACGGCCGCACACCAGCTGCACCGTTCAACACCTGCAGCCCGAACCTGCTGCAGATCCGCGACTACATGGTTGACCAATACGGCATGTGGTATTTGGGCTGTTACACGCGGCGCAAGATCCGCGGCGGCACCCGCTGGTCATCCCACGCGTTCGGCGCCGGCCTTGACCTGTCATACCGGCAGGACGACGACCACCCAAATGCACCAACGCGCGAACAGATCGAAACTGTGATTATCCCGTGGCTCGAGGCCAACGCTGACACGCTCGGCATCCAACGGATCCACGACTACTGGGCGCGTCGCTACTGGCAAGCCGGCCGTGGCTGGATCAACCGGCCACCCGGTGGCCGTAACGACCACATCCACCTCGAGGTAACCGAACAAACATGGGGATGGGACACACCAGTCGCCGAACGGCTCACCGACGGCCCACCCAAACTGGAGCCAGTTACCGACACGCCGGCCTACCCGGGCGCGAGCACGAAGCGCGGCAGCTCCGCGAAAGCGCGTGTGCGACTGATCCAGCAGGCGCTTGCGGATAAGGGCTACAACGTCGGCCCAGTTGACGGCGACTTCGGACGCATGACCGACGCAGCTGTGCGCCAGTTCCAAGGCGATGCCGGCGAGCATGTCGACGGTGTTGTTGGCCCTAAGACGTGGGCGGCTTTGTTCGGATAGTTGCAACGTGTGACAGCCTGATGGCATGATGGGAACCCCACAACACATACGGAGGTTCCCCATGATCCGATTAGCTGT